CGCAACCCCTGCGCGGGAACATAGATCATCTGATCGCCGGCACCGGCACGGTCCAACGCCGCCTTGAACGCATCGGGCGACCGTTCACGCACCTTGGACGCCTGCGCTTGCTGTGAAGCCTGATCCAGCGCGGCTGCGGTGCGGCCCGCGTTGCGCGCCCGTTCGGCGTCACGCTCAGCCGCGATTGTATTGGCCGTGCTTATGGTGCTGAGCCCGCCCCCGGACACTGCGCCAGCCATACCGGCATTGAACCATTTCAGCAGGGTTTCGTCGTTCAACTCGACATCTGCGCCGCCGCCAGCCTGAACGGCATAATCCTTGATGATTTCCTGCCCGGCCTCGTTGATGAACTCCTCGATAACATCGGTCGTAACCTCGCGGCCCATCCGCTTGGCCCATCCCTCGGCCACCTGCTGAAGAACCTGCCCGGAATTGCCCCTGAACGGGCGGGCGGCAGGGCCTAGCAGCTCCAGCCCCGCATAAGGAACCGCGCCGACGACGGCCGCGCCAGCCGCGCCGGTATCGAATGGGTCCTGCCCGGCATTGATCTGTTCTGCCCGGATGTCACCGACGCCCATGCCGTAGCCGACGCCCAAAGCCCCGGCAGGACCGGCAGTCGCTGACGCGGCAAGCGTCGCCAGCAGGTATGGACCGGCTTGCCCAAGGTTGAACCCGGCCCAATCCATGAAGCCTTTCACGTCGTCGATATCGGTGAAATCCGGCACGCGCCCCTGAGTTTCGCGCATCTGGTCCTGATAGGCCCGCACGCGATCCGTGAGTGCCCCCATCAGTTCCTTGTTCGACTGCACGGCGGTAATGGTCCGGTCCACATACCATTTGCGCTTCTCGGCATCACCCCTCACGAAGTCGGCCGCCATCGCCGCCGTGGGTGACATGGGGTCGAGCCCGAGCTGTTCCGCGATCTGAAAGCGCGGCGTCGAGGGGTCGATATCTTTGGCCCGGTCGAACGCATCAAGGCGCTGCAGCATGGTCGCCTGCGCCCCCGCAATCGGAACCGTGGCGGCAGCCACCCCCATCTGCTTTGCCCCGGTGACACCGGTGCGGAAGCCCCGCCCCAACTGGCTTTCGTTCAGACTGCCGCCGACCGAGTCGCCGTATAGATCGAGGCCGGGTTTAAGGTTGCGTTCGAACCACGACAAGTTTTCCAGATCGTCCTTGGCCAGCGCGGCATTCACCGGGTCGGAGCGGAGCCAATCAGACAGCTTCGGCGCCTCGGCCAAGGTAGAGGCCGCGCGTTGCTGCTCCAGCCGGTCCTTGAACATCTGCGGGAAGGCCATGACCTGTCCGGGCGGAATGCCAAGCTCTTTCGCGGTGGCCAGACCTTCGGCGGCCTGATCGGGCTGCAAAGGATCAAGCCGGACCCGCGCCGCGGTGCTTGCCGCTTCCCGTTGCTTGATCTGGTCGAAATAGGCGTCGAAAGGTCCGGCCATGATGTCCTCGCTTCTGTCGCCAGCAGGCTAGGAAGCGAGGAGCGGTCGATATATGGCGGCGGTCAGCGGGCTTGCGCCCAGGCAAGACCCTCCACCACCTCTTGCGGCGTCGGTGCGCGCCCAAGCGCGGCTTCGAACTCCTGCACGAAAGCCTCGATCACCTCGGGCGCAACGGCTTCTCCGGCGATTTTGAGGCTTCCGTCCATGATGTCAGCCGGAGTAACGCCGTCGAATTCGATATCGAACGCGCGTCCATTCACCGAGTTGAACAGCCCCGGCGGATCGATGACCACGGGCAAGAGCATGGCATTTGCCTGCTCACGAACCTCCAGATGCGTCGGCATGCGCCCGCCGTTCTGTGCCTGAAACGACTGCGACCACCGCAGGAGGCCCTCTTGCAACTTGGCCACCTGCTGCGCGCCAGACTTCTTCTTGTCGTCGATACCGGCCGAGACAAGCAGATCCTTGGTTACGGTGTTTATGGTCGAAATCGTCGCCGCCGAAGCCGGGTTGGTTTCACCCTTCAAAATCTCGGCCTGCTTTTGAGCCAGCGATTTGAAATCGGAATCGCTCAGCCGGTTCCTCCACTCCAGAGGATCGCGGGATGCAAAGCCGCTGGGGTCGGTCGCGGCTTCACGGGTCAGCTCCACGAACAATTCTGGATCTGTCGTCACCGGCTCGCCTGAACGAACCTTGCCCTGATAGGTGCGCAGGCTCGACATACCCTCCTGGCCGATAGCTAGTTTCTGATCCAGCGACAGGCTGTCAATGTCGCCGCCGGACTCTATCAGGGAAAAGCCTGCCTGTTGCGCGGCGCCCTGTGCGGCCTTCTGCTGCTGCTGCGCCACGCCGGTCAGAAGCTGGAATTCCTGAATCGCGGCCGCACGAACGTCCGGGTCCTCAATCCTTACGAGATCGGCCATCCCGTTCCCGACTGAGCCGCTGGACTCGGTTCCGTCGGCCCGCCTGTATCCCAGCACCTTTGACGCCGGATAGGTGGAAACCGACACCGCCCCGCCGCCTTGTGCGGCACCGCCCTGGTTGCCGCCAAGGATCTGGATAGACCCGTCCGGGGCGAAACCAGCAAAGAAACCGACATGGCCGAATGGTGGCTTGCCGCGCTCCAGAACGACCACATCCCCCATCTGGGGCTCGTTGACAGCCGCACCCCAATCAAGAAACGACCGCGCCATATTGGAGCCGGTTCCGCCATTGCCGGCACGCGCGAGCGTGGCATTCACAAAGGCGGCGCACCATGCCGTTTTCGATGGGTCAATGCTGGACCCACCCTCGGCCAGAAACTTCTGCAAGGTTTCCCGCTGCTGGGTTTCGTTCATGCCGATGTAGTTTCGCGCTGCCACCATGTGCTGCGGAAGGTCACCAGACAGTGCGGCGGCGCCGATCTGCCTGCCGTGGCGCCGTTTCGCTTCGGGAAGCAAAGCCCCTTCCAGCCGCGCGACATCGCTGGCCTTCATGCTGTCGCGGTTGGCGTTCAGATAATCCAGCGCCGTTTGCGGATTGACGTTGGCCAGCCGCGTGACAATGCCGCCGTGGATCGAGCCCTCGGCTTCCGCAACCTTCGCCGCCGTTTCCTCTGGCGACCAACCATTGCGGGCGCCGGTTTCGCGGATCTCGTTGCGCGCAATGCTGAGCGAGCGCCCGATGTGGGCAGGATCTATCACAGCGTCGTCGATCGCAGATTTGACGCGGGCATCGGCCTGACCGTTCAGATAGCCGATCCTCTCGCCCCCGGCGTGCCGGTCCACCGATGTCAGCGCCGACTGTCGCCGGCTTTCCAGCGAAGACTGCACCATGTCGCGGGCGCGAGGAGAAAGCCCGCCGAGGATATCGTCATAGCTCTTTTGCAGAGCCTCGGCCGCTTCCTTGCGTCGCGCCAGCGCATCACCGCCCTGCGCGTAGAGATAGCCCGAGCCGTCCTCATACAACGCCTTGCGCACCAGATCGGAATACCGTGTATCCGCGGCCTTGGCGTCGGCCTCGTCCACGTCCGCCTGCCACTGGTCGAACATCCTGCCGACATCTGCGACGCCCTTGGCGACCTGCCCGAAACCGGACTGGCGCGGCGTGACCCCGACCGGCTGGCGGGCCTGCACAACCTGATTGCGTTCGTATTGCGGGACTCTCATGGCCATCAGGCGAAACTCCCCTGCGCCGAGCTGCGATTACGCGCCCAATGACTGTATTTCGATCCGACCTGCGCACCGGTCGACAGTATGGTGCCGACACCACCCCAAAGCCCTTGCGACGCGGCATTGGCCCCCTCGGCCCTGCTATTCGTGGCCATCTGGGAATAATTTCCGGCCTGATTGCGGAAGTTCTGGCGGATGGCGAAAGCGTCGTCCTCGATACCCGCCTTCGTGTCGTCGAGAAGCTCGATAGCCGAGGCCGCACTGACATCCACGTTGTTCGCGGCCATGGCCACACGCTGCTGGGCAAGGAGCCCCGCGCCGGCCCGGCGCCTGCGATCCGATTCCTCTTCGCCCTGGCGCAAGGATTCGCGCGCAGCGGCTTCCTGCTGCTTAGCCGTTGCCTCCGCCGCGGCCTGCGCAGCGTTGCCTTGCTGGACCGCGGCATAGGCGCTGGCAGCTCCAGAGGCGGCGGTGGCCACCGTGCCGAGCCCGCCGAAGCTGGAGAAGATATTGGAAAGCCACGCCATCGGCCCGACAGGCGCACCGGCGGCAGACAGAGCGGCGGAAAGCGGGTCGAGGCACATCAGTTTTTCTCCATCTCAAAGCACAGGAAGCGATGCCCCCGCAGCATGACCGTCTTTTCCTCGTCGAACCGAAACCCGATCCACCGAAGCCAGCGCCGGGCGACAAGGTTTTCCTCGGCCACCAGATTCCAGAGCCGGCGAAAGTCCTGCCCCAGCCATTCCACTCCGACCCTCGATCCCGCCACGAACTCGCGCCGCACCTGCGGCAGGTCAACGGCGCGCGTCGTCAGCGCCCAAGGGAAGCCAGTGTCGGACATGGCCGTCGCCGCCTTCACCCCAAAGATACAGACCAGCTCGCCATCCATGTATGCTGCCCGCGACCGGCGCGATTGCGCGACAAGCCGCAGCAGATCGCCCCGCGCATCGCCGCTGCCCATGCAGTCCAGTTCCAGACGATCTACGGGGCGCAGGCGCGACAGCAGGGCGTCGATCACCTCGGCAGTGATGGGCGCGACCGTGACCGCCATGTCAGTTTCGCCCGATGGTGAGCTCGACCGAGATGGCCAGCACCGACATGGGAAGCGGGTAATCCTGCCGCATCGTTACAGTGCCGTCCCGGTTCCACTGCGCGGGCACGGTCAACTCGTGCATGCCAGTCCCGAGCGGAATCCCCTCGGACAGGTCGCCGCCGGTCTGCACCAGCTCGCTTTCCCGGCCATCCTCGGTCACAACCTTGATGCCGCGGGTGTTCTCCATCTGGATGCGCACCGCGCTGACGCTGTGGGGCCGACCGCGCGAAGCACCGACATCATCGAACTGGATCGCGGGGGGCAAGGTCTCCATCTCCGCCGTGAACGGCAGGCCGACGTGCACCTTGCTGGCCGGGTGCGGCAGCGTGACCGCACCGCCCGAGACTGTAAGGCCGGTAATCACATCCGCATCGGCCAGCGCCACCACCGCGCGCCCTTCCAGATGGTCGAGGCCAGTAATCGTCGTCGCGGCTGGCCCGGTATAGGTAATGCCGCAGTCCACGAAGAAGGCATCGGATGCGGTGGCGAAATCCCTGTCGTCGAACCGCTCGACATAGCGCCGCTGCTGGCCGTCGATCAGGCGGCGCACGATCAGATAGGTGGCGTCGTTCGATCCTTCGGGGATGCAGGCCACGCTTTCAACCGCGCCGTCGATATCCATCTCGGTCCACGCCCAGACCTGATGCTCGCGCTTATAGGTCAGCGCCAACAGCTTGCCGCTGTCCAGCACGATCCAGATGATCGACCACGGGTTCTTCGCCATGGCCCAGCCGACAATGCGCTGGCCCTGGAGGAAGTGCGAGGCAAAGATCGTCAGGTCATTGCCTGAATAGCCGTCGCTTTCATACGCATAACGCAGATCCCGGACGCCCCGCCCGGAGCGGTCCACGAACAACACGGTATCATCCGCCACCAGCGGCTTGACGGTTGCGCTGCCGATATACCCATGCTGGGTGACAATGGGGTTTAGCGCATCGAATCCGCCGTCGGGACCGGTCGCGGAAAACTCCCCCGCGCTGGTGAACACCAGAAGCTCGCGCAGCTGGAGCATAGCGCGGATGCGGTTCAGTTGCTCGCCAGCCATGTCGAACTCTGCCCGGTCGGAGGCGGTCATGTTCTGGGAGCGGGTGAAGTTCAGATAATCCCCGACCCGCGACATCCAGATCGTCTCGGGTTGATCGTCGGAGGCGCCGAACGCCAGCCGCTGCTGATAGATCGATACGACCGAGGGATATTTCCCGGCGCCGTTGAACAGACTGGCCTGCACCGGCGGCGTCACCGTGCTGTCAGGTGAGATATTGTCGTCCCGAAAGGATGTGCTGGTAGTGAAGCCAATGTAGCCCGGCACGCCGTTCCGCATCCTGTAGACGCGGTATTCCGTGGCCCCCGTGACAGCGGAGAAAGCGATATCGTTCCACGCCCCCTCAATGCCCAGAAGCTCAGCCGCCGTGGTGGAAACCCCCGCCGACGGGAACCCCTCAACGCCTCCGACGATGGCCGTTACGCGATAACGATAGCTCTCGTCGCCCGCCCGACGAGGCGTCACGCTGCTGATTGTCGGGCTTGGGACAGTCGGGTTGATAGGCACAGTGCCGATCGCCCAATCCGTTTCTCCGTTGCGCATGATGCGGCGCGGGGCCGCCGCACGATGGGCGGCAAAGATCACATCGATAGACTGCACCGTATCGAGCGATTGCGCCTGGACCGCTGTCCATGGCGTGGCAATTGAATAGTCCACGCCTCCAGACTGCACCCGGCCTCCATTCTTCACAAAGCCCAATTGGTTCTGGCCGAAGATCAAAACAGTGGCGTCGTCCGACTCGCGGACAAATGGCAGCAGCCGGTGGCGATAGGCGCTGTCCATGACCTCGCAGACGAAGCGCAGGCCCGGCCGGTTGCTGACGCCACCATGGGCATGGACAAACACATTGCGCCCCTTGCGCAGGGCGCTGTCATAGCGGGCGAGATCGATGCGGCCCCACAGCGCCGGGCCCAGGACACCAGACGCGAACGATGGCTGAATGCGGGCAGCTGGCATCAGTATCCCCTTACCTGCAACTGCATGGGATAGAAGGTCTGTTCCGTCGCGGGCCGGCTGTTGAAATCTGCGACCATTGCGTGATCCAGCAGTTCCCCCGCCTCGCGCTTGGCGCCGGTGACCTTGGCCGCGTCGCGGGTTATCGGCATGGCAATGGCGGCAGCGAGATGGGCAGCCAGCGCGTCAGAAAAGCCGGAGGTGAATATCGTCGGGTCCGTGACATCGCGGGTGTATTCGATGACCGCGCCGGCCGCGTCTGAATAGATCGAAACCGCCGTCATCTCGCGCAGCGTGTCGGGCGACTGTCCAAGTTGCATCGCCATGCGCGCCGCAGTCGGGTCGTTCACCCAGCGGACTGCGACCATATGGCCCGGCCGGGCATAGCGGTGGGACCAGGCACCGGCCCGGTCGTTCAGCGTCTCCTCGACCAGCAATTCGCGGCGTGAGGCAAAAACCCATGACCACCGCTCCAGCAGCGACCGGCGGATTCGGTCATAGTGCAACTTGCACTGCTCCGCCTCGGGCGAGGGTTCCTCGAATGCCGCGATGGTCTTGGCCCCCAGATAGGTGGTCAGCGCGACGTTGCAGATGGCAATGGCGGATTGCATGCGGGGCTCCAGTTATCGCGGGTCGATCCACAGCCCCATCGCCTGGAGGGCGATGACGGCGGCGGCATAGTTCACGGCGAAGATGATGAGCATGGCGAACTCCAGGAAAGGCCCAGCCCCGTGACAGGGCCGGGCAGACGGTCAGTCGGCGTTCAGCTTCTCGGTGATGCGATCGATCAGCGTCTCGCGCTTCGCCGCGTGGTGGGGCTTCTCGCCCATGACCACCTCGTAATGGGCGCGCAGTTCGTCGTCGGACATCTGTGCCATGTCCTTCGCGCCGCCAGCAGGGGCAGCCTCCTGCCCCATGGCCTCTTGCACCTCGGCCGGATCGGCCTTGCGCATCCAGCGTTCCGAGAACAGGCCCGCCTCGATTTGAAACGGGCCGTCCGCGGATTCGTGCCAGAGCCGATCGGGCGTCTGCCCGCGCAGCTTGGCAACCACCCAGATCATGCCGTCAGCCATTGGTCTGGAGCCCCGCCGCGATGCCGGCGGTGATCTTGCCGGCGGTCGGAGTGCCCACCACCACATAGTTCAGTCGCATGAATCGCTGATCCGCGCCGAACGGGATCATGGGAACCGGGAATTTGAACCCGGCCTTGAGCTGCGCAACGGGCACGGCCGGCGAAGCAGCCACGACCTTCGCCCCGGAGAAGCTGTTGGCCGCGGCGACCTGCACCTGAACCGTAACGCTGGTGCCGTCCGCGAAGTCCTCGACCACTTGAACCAGCAGTGGGATATCGTAACCGCCGCCGATGTCGCGGGTCAGCTTGACGGGCGACAGCACAGGCTGGGCCGTGTCTCCAAGGTCGATGTGGTTCGTCGAGACGGCCGTGGCGGTCAGGGCCTGCGCGTCCGAGAACAGGTTTTGTGCGTCGAGATGCATGGCATCCTCCTGTCGAAATGATGGTGACGCCCGGCCCTGCGCGGACCGGGCCCGTTCTTAGCTCGGGAAGGTGATTGCCGCTTCGGCGTTGCTGATCGCGTCCAGTCGGCGCACCGGCATGTCGCCCCACATGGTGACGCGCTCGCCTGCGACTTCCTCGACACGCAGCTGGACGTTCTTCTTGTTCAGCGCCTGCTTGCGCAGGAACTTCGCCACGGTGCGACCGCAGTAAATGACGGTCTTGCCCTCGACGAGGTTGCCCTTGCTGTCGATGCCCACGCGGCTGGCCGTGTCGATGATTTCCTCTGCGTCGATCATCAGGTCCAGCAGGTCCGCACCCGTGGCGGCGTCTTTGGTCAGCGCCGAGACGTCGATGTTGCAGATCCGGGCGTTGCCCCGCCAGTCGCCAACCGACAGGCCCATGTCCCATTTCAGGTGGTCGACCAGAGCGCGGAACTTGCCGCTGCCATCCTGCGCGTCCCAGAGCTGCGCGCCCATGTCCTTGTGGAACAGGCCGGCCGCCGAGCCTTTGGGGTAGAGCAGCGTGGTGGCGCGCGGCCCCCAGGTCACGAACCAGATCGAGGTATTATCCGATCCGTTGCCGCCCGCGTTGATAAGCTGGCGACCTGAGGCGACAGCAGGGTCATCATAGCGAACGTCCAGCCCCATGAACCCGTCGGGCGTGACCGCTGTGGAGCCATAGATCATGTTGCGGGCCATGAACTGGTTGAAGCCCTCGATCAGGCCCGACATCTCGGAGGCACGGAATGCCGCCTCGTTGCCGTTCAGCTTGGCCAGCGCCTCGTCCACGACCGAGAATTCCTCGACCATGCCGGTGGTGTCCACGACCTTGGCGGTGGTGGTTTTGCCCTGCTTCACCCCGGCATTGTAGCGGCGAAACGCCGGCTCGGGGATGCCCGTGCGGATGACGTGCTGGTGCTTGGTGCCGTCGTTGCACTCGGTGAACACCGCATCCTTGAGGATCGGGTTCGATTTCTCGGCAAGCTCGATGATGTTGGAGATCTTGCCGTCCGGGTCCGTGCGCGACAGAATATCGACAAGGCCCGGATTTTTAACATTCAGCTCGGCCATGGGTTAGTCCTTTCCGTTGCCGTTGCCGTAAAGTGCGGCAGCGAAATTGCGCCGCGTCGAAGAACCTTCCTGTCCGGTGACCACAGTGGTGTCGCCCACCATCTGCCCCACCTTCCAGAAGGCGCGCACAACGTCCGGGTGGCTTCCCAAGCCGGAATCGTCGAGCAATTGGCGAAGTTCGGGCGAGCCCACCGCCTCAAGGCCCTTCACGGCCGTGGCGACGTTGGCGTCGTATTTCTCTCCCCCGAACTCGGCATCCTTGCGCAGGTCGCCAGCCCACGTTTCAAGCTGCGCATTGCGCTGCTCAATCATCGCCTGCTGTCCCTCGCCCACCAGACGCGCCTGACGGTTTGCCGCCTCGGTCAGCGCCTCGCGCGCGGTGGCGGCCGGATTGGCCTTGAGCCATGAATCCATGTCGCCGGCGAACTTGTCGAAATCGGCCTGATATGCCTCGGCCCCTTCCGGTGCGGCGAGCGCGAAGGCTTCCGGCTCCGCGCCCTCTGCCGCTGCATTGGAGTCGGTCGCATTGGCTTCGGCGGTTTCCGCGGTCGCGGCCGCAGTGGTCACATCGGCGCTGGCCGCTTCGGCGGTGGCCGCCGAGGTGGCTTCGGTGGTGTCGGTCGAGGCATTGGCTTCCTCACTCATCAGCTTGTTCCCTTTCGGCTTGCTGTTCTGCGGCGAGCTGGATGCGGTCCATCAGCTCGGCGTGTTCGGTCTGCATGGCGGCGAAGGCGCCCACGTCATGCGGGAAGATGCGTTCGTTCAGGATCATCAGCCCGACCTCGCGCTGACCCGCGCGCCAGCCGTCCATCTCGTTGCCGTGGTGGGTCTGGGCAAACGGGTAGCAGCGTTCGAGGATCGACCAGACAACCAGCCGGCCCTCGCGGGTCCGCAGCACGGAATCCCATGCTTGCCGGACCTCCAGCGCGCGGCGCTCGGCCATGATTTCAGCGAGGCGTTCCATCATAGCGCCGCCCCCCGTTGCAGGGCGTCGATGCCATTCAGATTTGCCTCGGAGAGAAGCTTGGCCGCCCCGGCCATCGGCTCGGCCGCTGCCATTGCCTGCTCCTGCGCCGCGGCCCGCGCCCTGGCCTCGCGAACCCCGCGCAGCTCATCAGGCGACAGCAGAATGCCGGGCGGGCCACCGACCTGATCCGCGAACTCGCGCATCATCTGCTCACCATCGAGCATGTCCACGACCTCGGGCTTGATCTGGGCCAGTGTGCCGGCAAATCCAATGGTGCGCTCGATCGCACCGACCCCGATGGCCTTCTGCGCCTGAGCCAGCAGCGAGATGTATTCCACCTTGATCGGCTGCCCCACGATGCCATCGGGGGCCTCGGGGAGAATGTCGGCATCCTGCATATAGGCGAACGTCGCCTCGATCAGCGGCTGCAATAGCTCGTGGTCGAGGCTTTCCAGCACCGGCCCCAGAGCCATCAGCTTTTCCTCGTGCCGTTCGGCAATCTCACGGGCGGTGATCTGGCTGCGCCCATCCAGCGCCAGCGCGGTCATCTGGAACAGATCCTTGTAGAACGCGACCTCGACACGGCGCTGCGTTTCCTGAATGTCCAGCAGCAGCCCCTGAATGTCGGGCTTCACCTCGTAAGCGGGCCGGATGCCCCCCGTGGAAAGGTCGCTTGTGGCCATGGCCGTGAACCCGCCGGGCACGTTCTTGAAGAACATACCGCCCTGCACGGCCCCGCCGATCAGCGCCGGGTTGTGCATCTTCTGGATGGCGATGGCCTTCTGCTCTTGTGACACCTGCAGCGAGCGCGCATCCCCGAGGGCAATCATGCCGGGCGACGATGCAGACCACGCCTCGCCCTCGACCTGTTCCCAGCGCGGCGCCAGCAGCGGCTTTACCTGATGTCCACCGATCTGGAGGAACTGCCCGCTGGGGGCATCCTTCTCCCAATAGATCGAGGCCCACGGGCGGCCACCGGCCTGCATGGCCTTGGGGTCGCCGTCTGCCCGCTTGTCGATCATGTGGCAGATGGTGAAAGTCTGGTAATATTCGCTGGTGTCCCACGCCCGGCGAACCGATTGCGACACGGCATCGAGCCCCCAAGTCTCAACAATGCCGCGCACCGGCATCTTGATCTCGCGGGACAGTGCGGTCACCCGGCCATTGCCATCCTCGCCCAGCCGGAACCGACCGACTTGCAGGCTGTGGCCGCGCAGCACATCCTCGAAATCAGGAACGACAAGATTTGCCGCCGTGCCGTAGAGCCCCAGATCACCATAGGTGCTGTCGAGCATGCGATAGATGTTCGATCCGCGCATGACCTCATACATTCGGCGCTGGACCTCGTGCAGCCAGTCCTTGACCTCGAACGCGGATTCATCTTCGGACGAGCCACGCAGGCCCAGGCGGAACCATGGGCGCGACGGCGAGGTGACCCCCGACATCAGCCCGGCGCGCAGGGTGCGCAGCGCCATCTGGGCAGTATTGTCGAGGATCCGCTTGTTGATCGAGGAATCGCTGCGCCGCTCCTTCGCCTCGAACCGGCCGCGCGTCGGCTGGATCGCATCCCGCAATTCACGAAAATGCGCCTGCCAATACTCATACTCCTGATCCATCGCCCCACGGCGATAGTCCAGAGTCTTGCGCAGTTGCTGGTTGACGACAGGGGCCATGTGGATCAGCCGCCCAAGAGCGTCTTCTTGCCGTCAGGCGCGTAGCTCTGGCCGGCGGTATTGGTGAGAATGGTGCCCTGCCGGCCAGACTTCGACCGTGGGCTCGACGCGGTGTTGAACACCGGCGCCTTGCTGGCTTGGTATTGCGTCGGTTCAGGGATGTCCGGGGCGCCGCACATGATGACCTCTCGATTTCTTCGGAGGCATCATGCGAAGCGCGGTGCGGGTGATATATGTTGGCCTGCTGGCCCGGTTAACCTTCCAGGCGCCGCTCCACCAAGGCGCAGATATAGGCGTCGGATCTCGGCCGGCCCTCAAGAGGACCGCGCCAGTCGAACGTGTTTTGCACAATCGGCTTGCTTTCAGGATCCCGACCCGAAATCGCCATAGTGCCATTGACCTCAGGCAGGTCATCAGCGGCCTGCCAATGCACGAGGTGTTTCAGCAGGCGCATCTGTGCAGGCCCGCCGCTTGGCCTTTGCAACGAGTAGGACCCAACGCCGCTGAGGGTCACAGCGCCGGCATCCATCGCCGCGATGACAAACGACGCGAGAAGCCGGCCCGACGTTTGAACGACCAGGTCACAATCCAAGGGGTGAACCTTCGCGCGCAGAACGCTGTTGGAAAAATCCACGCCCTCACCATCCGGAGCGCTGAGCGTCAGATCCACTCCCGAAAGCCGCTCCACCGCATTCGGCACAGCCGTCATGCCGATCTGGTCCCGAACCATTCCCGCGATGACGGGCTGAAACGGTGAATCCGGTGCGTAATGCATGTTACCCTCAAAATGCCCTGCGATATCGGAACCATCCCCCCGCCCCAGATCTTGAAGGGGTTCCCATGCATCAATGGCAGTCAAGCCATAGTCGCGCAGGCGCTCGCGCAGGGCTTTCCGATATGCGTTCCTTTTGCCAGAAACCTGTTCCGCGCGTGTCCACAGCAACAGCGGCAGAACCCGGATGTCCTTGCGGCGCGCAACCTCCATGAACCAATCCAGGTGGTAGAGCAGGCTCTCCAAAGACTGGCCTGTCCGGAAATGGTTGGATTCGTTCAGCGCATATTCCCAGACGACTGTGGCGCCAGGGGGAACATCGCCGCGCAGTATACGAAAGGTTCCCATCAGAGAAGTTGTGGCCCCGACAGAGGCGTTCCTGACGACCTGCCCTGGCCAGACCCTGCTCAGGTGCGCGGTCCAGCCCTTGGCCATCAGACTGTTTGACCCGCCGACGATATAAAGCTCACCCATGGCAGCCTCCCGCTTTTTACGCTTGGTTCCGAATGCCAGAGGTCCCCGTCAAGTGCCAGACCGGAGATGCTCAGCAATCATGCGGCCTCCGAAAATATGCTATGCTGGTGTCGTCACGCGTTGAGCGACGAGGCCATGACGCGGAACAGCGCGGGGCTGGTGCCGAGATACCGACCGCGCACATACCAAGCCTGACCCGTCGTGCCCGCCTTGGTGAACTGGACGGCTCCAGTGCTGTCCAGAATGCGAACGGTCCCGTTGGCGGCGAGGAAAGTGAACGTAAACTCCACCTCGTCGCCTTCGCGCGCCCCTGCCGCGAGCATGTTGATATCGTAGGTGTAAGCCCCAGCGCCTGCCGCGAAACTGATCCGCCGCCATTTGGGGCTGGCGCCCGGCGTGTAATCCTCGCTGCCAGCGGCTGAAATGCTGGTGGCGGATGTGTTCACCGCCTGCGGCTCATCCAGATCGTTGACCAGCGCGCGGGTAACGCCGTCACTGTATTTGACCCGGCTGCCGGTGATGACGGTGGTAGACTTGGGGATGCCGGTGAGCGTAATTCCGACATTGGCGCCAGTGGACAGCGGGGTCCCGGCAAACTCGATCAGGTCGATGATCTTTCCGACAACCGCCAGCCCGGAAATCTCGCCGCGGCCCGGATTGACGATGCGCATGCCCGTAGTCATCTGGTCGTCGCCTATGCCTCGTATCAACTGCCCGCCTGCCAGCAGGTTGCTGACATTGGCGAGCAGATAACCCGTAGTGCCGCCCGAATATTCGCCCGTCGTGCCGTCACTGTATGCCCGGCCGCCCTTGATCGAGAGGCGGTTTGCATTGTCGATATCCATGCCAACCCAGCCGGTGCCGTGATCGTAGCCGCCCGTCGCGCGGGTCATATCGACATTGTCGAACGTCATGCCGCCAGTCGGGCCGCGCATGTAGATCGCGTTTTTCTGCACGTTGATGTTGCAGGCCGACATTTCCAGTTCATCGATCCCCCAGTTCGACCCGGATCGAGGGTTGGGGGAATACATGCCCTGCCAGCATGCATGGATGGCCAGACCGTGGAATTGCCCCCGAATGACGCGCCAGCCGATATCGATTGCGCGACCGAAATGTTGCAGCCACCAGTGGCTAAGCTCTGGCGTCAAGATGCCGCCCGGCCCAGCCTCTGCACCGCCGAGACGCAGGAACGTCGATCTGACCGCCTCGGCCGTGGGTTCGGCCCGGAAGTCGTAGTTGCCGGCGCCAGTGATCTTGGTGATGGAGTGATTGCACCCTTCGCCGAGATCGATGCAGCACTCCCAAGCCGTGGTGTTCAGTTCGAAATATGCAGCGTCCCCCGCGTTGTCGCCGGTGAAGTAAATGCTGTCGAAGCGATAGGTCGGCTTCACCCGCGTCCAAAGGTTGGCCTGCGCGCGAGGCGCCTTGAACCACGACGCGCCGTTTTGCCCGGTTATTTTGACCGTGACGCCCCGAACGCCGCTTGCCGACCCGAGCGCATTGGTCCCGATGCCCGAGGGAACGGACGCTTGCAGGGAAATCCCGTTGCTGCCCTCATAGCCCCCCATGTTTTCGTAGAGGAGGATCGCACTGCCCGAGCCAGCCCCGACGACATTGAGCGGATGGACGGCCGAGACCTCGCGGGTCTGCCGATAGACGCCCGCAGGGATGAATATCTCCCGCCCCGACATATAGGCGCCCTCAAGCGCATCGCTGTCATCGGCAACGCCATCCCCGACCGCGCCCCAATGCTGCGGCGTCGCCTGACCAGCCGGTGACCAACCACCGCCGAGGCAGGTGCCGGATGCGTCGCGCACCCATTCGACAAATCGACCGCCAACCACTGCCTGCGTCGTCATGGTGCCGGCAAGCAGCGAAACCCCGTTGCTGTCGTAGGCCCGGCCGAACTTGCCGGCTGCCGTGCCGAAACCGAAACTCGTGGACGGCAGGATCAGCTCGAACTCCGACGTGGGCGATGCGATCAGGCGGGCCGCAGACAGTGCCATGAGGTTGACGCCATTTGGCACCGCCACCCGCAACGTCCCGAACACCTTGATCGTAGTGCCGGAGGCCGGGGCAAGGACGCTGCCCGGCATCGACGGCAGGGCCGACAGGTCCAGGGTGAGCCGTCCGGTCTTTGCGATCATCAGGGAGGCCGCGCCGCCAAACAAAGTCAAGCCCGTGGCAAGCACCACCGGGTTGCTCGACGCAGGCGTCGGGATTGGCACCGATCCCCGGAAGCTGCTGATGCTCAGCGATACGTTGCCCTCTACCGTCACGAGAGAGTTTGTCACCTCGAAAGACCGCATGAGCGGCGTTTCAAAGGTCACGTCGCGAAGCGTCACCAAGGAGTTGCGCGCAAGGAACGCCTGTCCGAGGCTTTGGAACGCGCAGTTTTCCACGGTGAACTCCGTGGCGTAACGGTCCAGCGACCCCGCCAGATTTGGAGCCTCAACAAGGGTTGAGAAGCCCTGTGCCGTCATCACGGCGTGGCAGTTCCGGACGACATGCCCGTAACTCCGCCCCCCGAAGCCGGTCGATCCCCCTTCGGCCGTGCAGCCTTCAAAGGTTATGCCGACCGATCCGTGGTGCGTATCGAAGTGCCGCGACGTGCTGCCTACCGAATGGCAGTCCTTGACCAGACCGCCGACCGTGTTGCCGCTGGCGAAGATGGACAGCGTGTCAGCAGCAATGGAGTTGCGCAGCGTCGTGTAGCCATGCCGGCATTTCGAAAAGCGGCATTCCTTCACCAGCGTGTTTTCGCCGCCGTCGCTGACGCCATAGCCTTGCTGGCCGGAGATTACCTCGTTGTCGGATATTTCCCCGAAGGTGCAGCGATCGACCAGCGCGTCTATGGTGCCCGAGAGGCTCAAGGCAGAGCCGTAGTATTTGTAAAAGTTAGTGCCGTAGACAACGGGACCAATATAGGCCGTCAGGAAAATCCCCGGAACCGGGCCAGCGAACGGCCCTTCCTGTTCCAGATAACCGCCCGTGAAGCGGAACACCTTTGACGTGTCGGCAAGGGCCACGCGGCAGTTCATGGCGATGGTATAGGCGGGGATGACGGTATCTTCTGCGTCGTTCACGCCCTCGGCAAACCGCAAGGGCCGGATAAGGACGACATTCGAGCCAGTGCTGCCTTCGCCGGCCTGCACCCATTCTTGGACGCGGTATTTGTTCGACTGGCCGACGCGGGACCGGTCGTTCGGGTTGACGGCGTTGGACACCAGCCGCAGCCAATCGCCGCGCTTCGGAATGACCGGCAACGCAACCGACAGGTTCGTAGACCCGACCACATAGTCGGCGGATATGGCCACGATGTCGGGCGCGGAATTGCCGTTCCCCGAGATGAACCGCCCATCATGTGCCTGGATATACTTGGCGACACCAGCATCCCAGACCACGTTTCCGGTGGTGTTCAGCTGGGTGCGGAAATACCGGGTGCCGACGAACTTATCGACCAGCTTGCGGTTGGGATCGGGAGACAGCCAGTCGAGCATAAGCTGAAACAGCGGGGCGCTGTCCGTCTCGCCCCCCGTTGCCCCCCAATGAGCCGGTTGCGCATCGCCAAGCGGTGACCATGTGCGGCCGTCCCCCGTGGTCAGTGCGGTTCCCGATGCATCACTGATGTATTGCAGCGCGCCATAGATCGGGTCTGTGATGGTGATCGTGTCCAGCGGGGCTGGGATCACCGTGGCCTGCGCATCGCCACGGCTGGAGAATGGCGTAAACGGCGGCTGCATCGCCTGCGTGGCCTTGGCGTCGGCGGCGCTGGCGGTCACCTTAGCCGAAGCCGCAGCCAACTTTACCGCCGCGGAATCGAGCGTAGCGAATTCGGGCAGGACCTTTAGCAGCGTGACGGCCACCGCAACACCGCTGCCCCGAGCCCAGACGATCTCAGCCCCCCTGACCGGCCACATCATCGAGCCATTGAGCGCGTGCCCACTTGCCACATCGCCCCGGGGCGGTTCGCCATCGGCAATGGCAAGCTGCACGGCGCCATAGGCATCGATCAGGGCCATTGCCTCGCGGCCCTTGGCCTCGGCTATCTTCTGCCAGCCTGATGACAGGGTGATGCGTTGAGTTGCGCTGGCCATCAGGTCACCGTGAGGTTGGTGGGGGTTGTAGCACTGGCCCAGAGATGCTGGGCAGCGACGAGCGGCAGATCCGTGGTGCCGTCGATCCGGTGACCGGTGAGCGGCGCGATGGTCGGAGGGATGGACCTGGAGCCGACGGTCACTGCGAGGTTGAACGGCCCAGCGCCTTCGATCTTGACTACCTGGCCCTCAGCCCGGCCGCTGGCGATCCGCGTCCAGGAGTTGCTGACTGTGAAATTCTGCGTGGTAGCCATGGCCTGCCCGTCGTGGTTCGGTGGCAGGATAGGAACGGGTCAGGCGGGGATATATGTTGGCCGAGGTCACCAGACCGGATGCCACTCCTGCTGCGCCTGCGCCTCCTGCTGGCGCTGGATCGAGCGGGCAACCACGGGATAGGCGAAGGTCAGGGCCAGCGCGTCGGCCTCGTCTGGAGACGCAACTCCGCGCTTCTTCATGTCCGATTTCTTCTCGATCTCAATCGCGTTGTTCACGTCGAAGCCGTAGAGCGGCCCGGTCAGGTCCATTTCCAGATCGCGGCTGTCTGGGATGCAGCCGCCCTCGCGCAGCCACTCGCGCATGGTGGCCCACATCTGGGCACGCTTGTTCCGGCACTTGGGCACGCCCTCGATTGCGCGATCCGCCTTGCCGCCGAAGTTCACGCCGATCACCGAATAGCCCATCTGCCTGCATCGATCGACCACACCACCGCCGACACCGCCCTCGTCGATGAACACGCCATCAGGCTTGAGCCGGTCTATCTCGGCCATCACGCGGGCCGCCACCTGCATAGTGTCTGCGCCCTTGAGGATGATGGGCGGCATGGTCTTGGCGTCCCTGCCCCGGCGCGCCCAGATCACGCTGCGGTCATCGCCGAAGCGCGCAACGTCCACGCCCAGAACCAGCTCGTCGCCAATGGCCGGGTTCGGGTCGCGGGCCATTGCCTCGCGGACCAGACCGCCGCCGATAAACTGCATGTCGGATTCGGCCTCGTAATCGCCTTCCCAGATGTGGCGATATCGCGCCTCGTCGCCGGCGAGGTCGAGGAGCCGTTCCTTTTCCAACACCACATCGCGCATGGGGTTGTCACGCCAGTTCGCCTCGACGACGATACGTTCTGGCTCAAATCGCGGGTCCTGCCGCAGCATCACGTCTACCGGGTCGCCGCGCAGTCGCGGGTTCCAGGTAAACCAGAGCTCGGAGCCCGGCTTTCGGATCGTCGGCCGCAGCAAGTCGAGTGAGCGCTGCGTGGCGGTCTGAGCCTCCTCCCACCAAGCTATGTCGAACCCTTCAAGCGATTTGATGTTGTCCGCGTTCATGTCGTTCATGCCGCGGAATATCATCACTCCGCCGCCGGGGCATTTGATGTGGCTGTCGGACGGAACCGGCGTGAACAGGCCGCCAACGCCCAGTCGTCGCGCCGTGTCCTCGATCAGCTTGAACACCGAATCCTTGAGGGTCACCTGGACCTCGCGCAAGCAAGTCGAGTTCAGGCCCGGCTCCATCGCGTGACGAAAGACCAGATGCTGCCCCCGGTCCCAAGACTTCGCGCTACCACGCCCACCATGCGCGCCCTTGTAGCGCGCCTTCTGGGTCCAAAGAGGCTCGAATATGGCTGGCGTGTCTGGCTTGAGGATCATTCTTCACCCTTCGGGGCGGTGCGGAACGTGACCTGAGCGCCCTCGATCACGACGCCCACCTTGCCCTCCAGTTCCAGCTTGTCGCCGTATTTTTTCGGCTGGCGCTTGCCGGCTGTCCATTTCAGCGCATCGATGGCCGCGCGGGCTGCTTGAGGGTCCAGCTTTCCGGCGAGAACCTTGTCCACGATGTCCCCGATCTTGTCGGCGTCGGCGTCCGCTTGAGCCTCGCGCGCACGCGCGTAGTCGGCCCTGAAATCTTCATCATCCCGCAGCCACCGAATGACAGTCGAATACCCCGGCATACCCTTCTTGCGCAGAACCTTGGCAAGGCTGTCGCCGCAGGCAATCGCCTCGCAAATCGCATCCTTGTGCCCGGCAATGGTTTCCGCATCCCTCTTGATCGGCATACTCAAACACCCCCATCGTGAAGTTTCGCGACCTCCTTGCGACAGGCAGAACACATCCGCATGCCGCGATCTATGTTGCTCGAATGCCCGCACCGCATGCAGCGCCGCACAGCCCCGAGGATGCGCCCGGCGTCGGGCTTGAGGATGCCCGCGTCGCGCATCAGGCGGGCAGCGCCGAGCGAGCCATACTTGTTCGAGATCCGGGCCCGGATGGCGTTGTGCGTCACGTTCCACTCGCGGGCTGCTTCGGCATAGGTCGCATCCGGCGTGGCGATGAGCCACGCCTCAGCATCGTCGATCGGGCCGGTCTTGTAGGGGGGCGCCATGGTCAATTCGTCCTCATTCCGTCGGCTGGATGCCGGAGACGGTTTTGGCGGCAAGCGGATCGCGGACGCCCATCTCTGCCATGATGGCTTTGGCGGCTTCGGGGCTGACGCGCTCTTTCGGCGGCTCGACCGGCGGGGCCATAGCTGCGCGGACCTGATCCGCGTGACGCCTTCCCCAGCTTTCCTTGAGCATCGTCAAGATGTGTCCGGGGTTGGGGCGTTTGCTTGGATACTCGTTCCGCCACTTCCGCAGAGCGGCAAGCACGCTGTCCGGCTTCCACCCTTCCAGCGTATCGCACCAGTCGCGCAGCACGGCGGCGCGCAGGGTTTCGGATTCGCTCGGCTGCCAATAGCCGTGCAGGATCACCTCGACGGCCTGGCCAATGGCGAGACGATGCTCAGTCAACTCGTGCGGCTGCATAGAGGCGACGTTGCAGGGCGTCGTCGGCGGCAGCTTGGCGGCGGTCACGGGCAGTTGCGCGGTCATGGATCAAACCTCCTGTGGGCTGTGCGGGGATTTCGAGGGGCGGCGCATGCAGGCGCGCTGGCGCAACCCCG